TGCTTGACACACTCAAGCTTGAGGCCACAGCCTGTGCATACATGTGGCCGCTTCATCTCAGGTGCTGGGTTGTTGGTGCCACATGACAGGCATGTGTTCAACCAGATGCCTTTAGCCATTGTTCTTTCTCGCTGATTGCCAATCGAATGTGATTACCTTGCCACCGTCCTCACGCAGACGGTCGATGACGCGCTCGCCAAGCACCGCTACCACCTCAGCCTGAGTCAGGTTGCTGAGTAGCAGAGTCGGGAGTCGATTGTTGTAGCGTTCATTGATCACATCGAACAGAAGATTCTGCTCAGATGTGCTGCCTGCCTGCACTCCGACTTCGTCGAGCACAAGCAGATCGCATGTAGCCAGTGCCTTGATAGCCTGCGCCTCCGTCTCCGATCTGGTTTCGGATGACCAAGTGTCCCTGATCCTACGGATGGCACGCTGCACTGTGGTGTAGAGCACCGTCTGGTTCTTGTCGAGCAGGGCAAGGCACACCCCGATTGCGAGGTGAGTCTTGCCTGTGCCGGGCGACCCGATCCACAAGGCCGACCGTCCAGTGGACCGGACGTTGGACCAGGATCCAACGTAGTCCATGGCAAAAGTCAAAGCCTTGCGCTGGCCCTCAGATGTGGCCCGATAGCTGGAGAGCGTGCGATCTTGGAAGCGGAGCGGGATGCCGCTTGCCTCCAAACGCGCCAGGATCCTCTCAGTTGCGAGATCGTTGGCGGTTTGAGTCTTGGTAGCCTCGATCTCTTTCACGAGATCCTGGTCGCATGTGGGGCACCTGGACCAGCCGCCAAACTTTCCGATCGGTTCGGACTGGTAGTCCCCATGCATCGGGCAGTTCGCCTGCTTAGAGGTTGCCATCATCCGCAACCCCCGCCTTGTAGTCCACCTGTGTGAAGCTGGACTTGGTTTGCTTGGCTACCCAATCAGCCTTGAACCCTTGCCATCCACGCGTCACCGTCTCAGCGAGCGCAGCCTCAAGCGTCCAGCCTGCACGCTGCGCCTCCTTGCGGATGCCTTCGATGACGGTCGGCGTGATCGTGGACTTCTTCGCCTTGCGATGGGCGACCCAGTCCGACCAGACCTGATCGGATACATCGGCAGGCTTGAGGGTGGACTTGGTCCTAGTATTTAGATCCTTATCCTTATCCTCTTCCTTATCCTTATCCTCTTCCTTATCAGCATCGAGGGCTCGTCGAGGATTCGCGAGGACTCGCGAGCCTTCGTCGAATGCTGGAAGCTTGGAAGCGGACGGTCGGTCTATCTTCTGATGCCGACTCCAGTTACAGATCTGGAGGTAGGTCGAGCCGTCCACTGTGTAGCGGACAAGGCAGTTCTCCCTCTCCAGTTCTTCCATCCATTTGTCGAGAGGGTTCGTCGAGGACTCGCGAGCATTCGCGAGGGTTCGCGAGGATGCAAGGTCATCGTCGTATGGGTAGAGAAGACTCGCGAGCATTCGCGAGGATGCACGAGTGCGGCCAGCGTCATCGACGATGGTCCACAGCAGGATGAACAGGAGGCGTGCCTCTCTGCTCACCCTGCCCATGCTCTCGCTCTGCGCAAAGTCAGGCTTGATGCATCGGATCCTACCCATCGCAGTCAAGCTCCTGCTGGCGGACATACTGATCAAGCTTGCGCTCGATGAAGTAGTTCGCGATCTGGTTCCATGTGTCCATTGCCACAGGATGGATGATTAGCGGGCCAGCCCGATCAACGACAGACTCAATCTCTTCTGCCGTCATGTCACCGAACAGGTCGATGATCGAGGTGATCACGCTATCGTCCTCGCCAGCAGAGTCGTAGGCATACTCAGCCTGCTCCTTGCTGGTGAACCGGATGACAAGGGGCGGATCCTTGCGGTTGATCTGCAACGACACGCACCAGTGCGCGCCGTCGAACAGCATCACATCGCACATGCTGCCAATGAATCGCTGTCGGTAGGCATGGATCATTCTGCATACTCCCAACCCTTCGGGTTCTTGGTGATCTCGACGGCAAGCTCGACGCTGCCATCCTCCTTGTATGCGATGGCCTGCTTGACGCCGTTCTCGCTGGCCCAGTTGGCAAGGGCGAGGCGAACGTCGCACTCGTGAGGGTAAGGGGGGAGGGGGAGCGGCTCACCGAACGAGCAGTCAGGGAACATCGGGAGCCAGACGGGGTAGCCTTCGGTCATGGTGTTGGTGTTGGTTGTGGGTGGTTACCCTTACCCGAAAAGGGCAAGGGCAAGCAAGCAAAGAATCGCTAGGCAAGCGAAGAACTGTTCGGTGCGTGATGGTTGGTCGTTCACTTCTTCTTCTCCAGGTTGATCTTCTTGGGGGCAGGCTGGTCAACGTCAATGTCTACCGACCAGCCACGCTCTGCGTAGCTAGCGGCAGCACGTTCGGCCAACGTGCGGTCAGTGAAGGGGCCAGCCTGTGCGACTTGCTCAGACTTGTAGAAAGCGACTGCGTAGTATTCACTCATAGAAGTATTCCGTTACTTGCTTGGTTGCGGTGTTAAAGATTGTGTCTTCGTCGGGCAGCACCATGCTGCCATAGACGATGGTTTCGACGGTCTTGTAGATGTGGCTGCGTGCTTTCGATGTTACATCTTCTGGGGTATCGCCCCATCCAATGCGAAGATCAGAGCAGATCTCGTCGTAGATCTTTTCGATCAGTGCGATGCGACGGTTATCTTCTTCGTCGCTGAGTTGGTCGATGATGTTGTCCATGTTATTGGTCAGTGTATTGTGGGTGCTTCGCTGCTTCGTTCAGCTTGTTGGCAACGTCTCGCATCAGCTTGTCATACACTGCGCGAAACTTCTCAGCCTCATTAGCAAGCTCGACGGCCCGCAGCTCCAGGTTGTAGTCATTGAGCAGGAAGCCTGCGTCATTGACTGAGTAGATCGCCATGAAGATGTTGTGCATCGAAGTGTTGGCGACATTGAACTCAAACATGCTGGCATACTTAGCGGCCAGCCAGTGCGGGCGATTGATCTTGGGCGTGTTGTCCATTTGTGTTTCCTGTCTGTTGGTTGGGTTGTGCCCCGCCCGATTGAGCGGGGCGGGGTTGGTTACTGCTTGTTGCGGATCGACTCCGCATCATTGATCATGTCAACCAGCAGCATGCGAAGCGCATCGCTGTGGTAGTTACAGCTAGACCACGACTCAAAGATCGGGTCAGTCTCAGAGTCGAGGGCCATGCTATACACAGCCTCTTCGACCCTGACGAATCCGCCATGAATGCTGGCGAGCGCACGCTGAAGATTGCGTGCAGCCAGGATGATTTCGTTAAGCTTGTCTGCCTGTGCCATGTTGGTTCTCCTATCAGTAAGAGGTTGAGTAAGGGTAAGGGTCAATGTCTTCGCCTGCGTCATACTCTTCGGCGCGCTGGTCGATGCGCGCAGCAAGGTCGGCATCGTCGTGCGGGTAGTCGAAGTCGTAGTCGCAGCCGCATCCGGCGCAGCGCATGTGGACAAGCTGGCCGAGCACACCGAGCAGGGTGCCGTAGTTGCCACACATGGGGCAGATGTAATCGGTGAAATCGTAGGAAGTAAGAAGGTCGGTGCGGATCATGTTGGTGTTGGTGTAGGTGTTGGTGCCCTGCTGATACCATACCAGCAGGGCGTGGTCAATCAGATCTTCGACTTGTTAGCGTCGAAGGCGGCGTTGGCTGCCTTTACGAGCCGGGTCCATGCGGCAGCCTGCTTACTCCTGGCAGCCCATCGACGGGCATTGAGATCGGCAAGAGCATTCTCCGCCTCATTGATGGCGTCTTCGATCTTGTTGACCTCGTCGAAGAAGTGCTCCCACATAACAGCCTGCTTAGGTGCAAGCTTGGCGAGGTCGATGAGGTTGATTGCCGTGTTGAGTGTCTCTTTCATGTCTTTGTCCTGTTGGTGTTGGTGTTAAATGTCGAGGCCGTAGAAGACTCGGAGATACGAACCCTTGCCTGCCGGGTAGACTGAGGTGTGTTGATACATCTTGCCTTGACCACCTTCAACGTCGGCAAGACGCATCCTCAGAACTTCGTCGCAGAAGATTTCGAGTGCGTCGCAATCCATCGTCGGCATGTCGATGTAGACGGAGCCGGAATACCCATCCTTGTTCTTATGGTGGGCAAACGTGCCGCCAGCGAACTTGCACAGCCTAACCCGACGCCGATCCCGCATCTTGGCGGCCTCCTCTTCGTCCCACCCATCCATGAGGGCGGGCAGGATCGATCCGAGCACGCTGCTGCGTTCGTCGGCGTTAAGGACGCTGAAGATATCGGGGTTGATCTTGTGCTTAGTCATGTTCGATGTGTTGGTTGGTGATTGCCTTGAGGGGGAGTTCGGAGATGGGCTTGAGGTCGGACAAATCAATCTCGCCATTACAGAGGCGGTCGAACTGCTCGTCGTCGATGACAACAATCGACGCGCCATTGACTGCGCACCATGTGTCTCTGTCATCGAGTGCAATGATGGTGTGGAACTTTTGCTGGTCGGTGTTGGTCATGTTGGTCCTAGTGTTGGGGTCAGTATGCCTTCGCCGCAATCAGTCGGGCGAAGGTCTTGGGGGAGACGGCGTTGCCGTGCTTTGGGTATTCGATGATGCTGATGCGCTTGTTCCAGCAGGCCCTGCAAGGGCCGCACTTGCCCTCACGTTGCCATGCGGTGCATCGGGCGGCAATGCGTCCGTCCGGCATGCGTCCGACATTGTGGGAGTCGGAATCCTGCACGATGGTGGACGTGTTGGCGTATCCGTCCAGGCGTTCGCCGTTCACGCCGTCGCTACTGTGGCGGACGGCGACGTTCGGCAGTTCTTCCAGAAGGGCGAGGATTCGGGCGACAGAGGGAAGCTTGCGCGCCCTAGTCGGAATCCAGTGTTGAGTTTGCGGGGTCTTGAGACAGACGGCGAGAATCTTCCCCGCCAGTTCGGGGCTGTAGATATCGCCGGAATCGAACCACCGGAAGTAGGCGGCGTCGCCGATTAGAGCGACCATAGCCTCCGTCCAGTCGGGGTGCTGCCAGTCGGTCAAGTTATGCTGACGGACAGCATCGACGGACCCGAACAGGTAGCGACCGCCTGCGGCGTAGCATCCGCCACAAGCGGGCACTAGTTCGCCGTTTGAGTCGATTGCACCCGGGCAAGTAATGATTGCCGGGAGCGACCAAGACTGGCAGGGCATTTTGCTAGGGTTGGAAAGTTTTGGGCTAGCGGTCATGGCGTGGTGTCGGTTAGGTAAGTTTCGAGAGCCTACGGGGTTGCACCGCAGCAGAACTGCTACTCTCGTGCCCTTTCGTGCCGCCATAGCACTAGGCAGGGGAAACCTAGCATGCGTTGCTTTGCCTTGCCCTCGCATGCGAGCACCGGAACGCTTTCCGGCTTGCCATTTTGCGCGCCCAGTCGGCACTTTCGCCGTTCGATACTATGCAACAGTAGAGGCGACTCTCATCGCTTGCTGTTCTCTCTCGAACGGTTCCAGAATATAGACCGGAAACGGATGCGGAAGCGCGCTTTAACGATAGGCTCGCTTCGTTCACTGCCTTCGCCGTCCACGTTGTCGAGGCGTGGATCGGGGGCAGTAGGCGTTTTGCCTTGCACTCGAAATGTCACAGAACGGCTAGCCCTTGCGAGGCTAGGTCGGCGTCGCGCTTGTCGCTGCGCATCGCTGACGTCCACAGTTATCGGCGATCGGGAGCAGAAAGTAAAGCGAAGGGCATCGATTATTTTGCGAAACGGTAGCAAGTAGTGATTCTGCAACGGGTTACGTCGGCGAGTTTTCTGCGGATTTCCTCGCAACGGGGAGCAACGGGGAGCACGAAAGCACGAAAGGGGACAGGCTAGCTAGACCTTGTAACTAGTAGCCGTCACCGCATCGCCGTCGCGCGCGCACGAAACCGAACGGACACCGAACGAGCCAGTTGTCACGTTTTAGTTTTCTGTTGAATCGAGCAGGCTAAACGGTAATGCGCGACTTTGGGCGAGCAGTCAGCGCGTCATGCGCGACCCTCCAGCCGCACATCCGGTGAGAGTTGGCGGCGAGGTCAGCGTGGTCAGCCGCACAGGGCGGGGGGGCCCCCATGCGCTCGCGTTGGGTAAAAACCCCCTCGTACCTCTGGTTTCAACCTTTCACCTAGTCAAAACCAAACAACCACCAAGCAGCGTAATCGACCCTGTAGCTAGCTATGATACAGGTAAGTAATAAACGCTTTAGCTGTAGCCGACCGATTTCCCAATCTGTCGCACTATTTCGCAAGATTTCTCAAATACCGGAGAAATGCCATGACTACACAGCAAGTTGCTTTTGCTTTGGGGTGGGAGTGCAGCATTGATGATCTGGGTCCGCACTGGGTTACTCCTGGCGGTCACAGGTGCGAGAACACGCCTGAGTATTGGGATGGGCAGCGTATGGACCACCTGTCTGCTTGGGCGTTTCAACGTGGTTATAACCTTGTCTGTGGCATCCTGGTAAACGGGTTTCTTGCCTGGATGGAGGATGAGTCGGGTGAAGAGGTTGAAACGGCGTATTTCGGTGATACGATAGGCGAAGCGGTGTGCGCATCTTTTTTGGATCTGCATTCACGCCTAGCTCAAAACAAAAACACGAATGCAGACTAAGATCACCCTAGACTGGTTTGAGGTTGCGATGGCTAGCCACGTTGGCTGGCTCCGCCAAGTGCATTCTCTAAAGGACAACCGCAAGTCAGGAGCCAAGCTCAATACTGCTGGCTGGACTGAGCACTGTGAGGGCGCGTGTGGCGAGTATGCGGTTGCCAAGTTTCTTGGCATTACCTGGAACGGATCGGTCGATACGTTTAAGGCGGATGACCTTCCAGGCATTCAGGTGCGCACTCGATCCAAGCATGACTACGAGCTGATCGTTCGTAAGCATGACACTGAAGACACTAACTGGATTCTTGTCACTGGTGTCGCTCCAGATTTTTGGGTGCGTGGCTGGATGCCAGGATCAAAAGCAAAGCAATCCCAATGGCTAAGAGACTACGGGGGAAGGCCCGAAGCATACTTCATCCCAACAAAAGAGCTTCTGCCAATGGATACGTTTGGGAAGAGCTAATGAGGAAGAAACTTATACCAGTCAATGAGACTGGTCACCGTATTGGGGAGGGCCATCACAAGGCTACGTTGCCTGACAGTGTGGTCCGCCATATTCGCGATTTGCATGAATATGATGGCTTGGGATATCGCAAGATTGCTAAGATGCTAAAAATCCCACGAGCTACCGTTCAGCATATTTGCAACTACACTAGGCGTGCGCAGGTTGCGCACAGGTGGATACAAGATGATCGAGAAGAAGAAAGCCAAGCCGATTGAGGTTGTGGTCGCAAAGCCAAAGGCTAAGGGCGTGTCAATGACCGAAGAGATCTTCGATGAAGTCATTGAGTGGGTGTCTAGTGGCAACACGCTGCGAGCCTTTTGCAGGCAACCTAACCGCCCTAACTGGACCACGATCTACGACTACATCAACAAGTCAGATGAGCGCGTAACTAAGTTTGCTCGCGCCCGTCGTGCCTGTGTTGATGCGATTGCGGAAGACACCATTCACATGGTGGATGAGTATCCCGAACGCATTCAAGATGACCGCATTGATCCAGGCTGGGTCAACTGGCGGCGCATTCAGGTTGAGCAACGCCTTAAGCTGATCGCTAAGTGGGATCCCATCCGCTACGGCGAGAAGGTCAGCGTCGATCACGCTGGCGGCGTTAGTCTCAATGTTGTAACGGGTGTGCCTAGCGAGTTGCCGGATGAAACACTCAAGCTGCCAGAATGAAGCCAATCCAGCTGGAATACAAGCCACGCGAGTGGCAGAAGAAGTGCCACAAGGCCAAGAAGCGATTCACCGTTCTTGCGCTGCACCGTCGTGCAGGAAAGACAGAGCTTGCGATCATGGAGTTGATCGACAACGCTCTCAAGTTCAAGAAGGATCTGGGCCTGTTCTGCTATGTGGCACCGTTCCTGAAACAAGCCAAGATCATCGCTTGGAGCCGCCTCAAGCAGCGTGTAGAACCTCTCAGGCTTGCAGGGGCTGTGCATGTAAACGAAGGTGAACTCCAGGTTCACTTCAAGCACAACGGCTGCATCATCCGCATCTTTGGTGCAGACAACCCTGACGCGCTTCGTGGCGTCCGCCTAGACGGCGTGGTCATCGACGAAGTTGCGCAGATCAAGCCAGAGCTTTGGATCGACATCATCCAGCCTGCGCTGTCTGACCGTCTTGGGTGGGCCATGTTCATCGGCACGCCCAGTGGCATCAACCTGTTCTCTGAGCTTTACTTTAAGGCGCAAGACCAGCCTAACTGGACTGCCGCCTTGTTTACGGTCTACGATACTGAGGCCCTAGACAAGGACGAAGTCGAGCGTCTCAGACGGGAAATGCCTGATGCCAGCTTTGCGCGAGAGTATCTCTGCGACTTTGCTGCTGCTGGCGAGAACCAGTTGGTGTCTCTGACAGACACTGAAGCTGCCGCCAATCGGGAGTTCAAAGAGTCCGACATTGCCGGACAACCCAAGATTCTAGGCATAGACCCAGCCCGCTTCGGTGATGACCGTTCGGTTATCATCAAGCGGCAGGGTCCGCATTGTTTTGACCCGATCATCTACAAGGGCATCGACAACATGGAGCTTGCTGCT